GCTGTATCGGAAAGGTTCCATTGGCTGTTCTGGCGCTGAAGCGAGGTAGGAAGCGAGAGTGGATTTACCGGTTCCGGCTTGACCATAGAAGAGCTTGCATGTAAATCGGTTAAGTGGCTTGCGGGGTTGAACAATCGCTTCGTACCAGTGTTTGACGAGGTTGGGATGTTTTTGCCAAATGTCGAAGTATTCGATTGCATATTGAGAGGGAGTGAGTCCAGCTTGGAGTGCTTGTTTGAGAGAATCGAGATCGGTACGTTTCCCTTGAGAAGATTCTGGGAAAATTCCTAGTTCGCAAGGCGGGGAAAGAGCAGTTTCGGGTTTAGAGCAGTATGCACGGTTTTGAACAGGCGTGCCCTTCGCAACTTCCCAATGGGCAGTCGGAAGGCAGTTCTTTAATGTTGGCTGCAAGTACACTTTATCTTGAAACATGACGTATCCTTGGAAGTGGGGAGTTCCATTCTCACCTTGTTCGAGTTGGTAGATTGCGTAAATAGGCGGACCAATCTCTTGAAGAGCTTGAGCAATCTGCGTTTCATCGAGGTCGGGATTGTTGAGAGTGAAACACCAGTTTCGGGCTTGGGGTCTTGGGGGCATGTTGATGACAAGGTTGTCTAGGTAATACTGGCTGACTTTGGCGTCAGCTCCTAGACAACCTTTGTGGGACATCGCATTTTCGGGTTCCGAGAAATTTCGCAGGTCAACCAGTATGTTTGTGTGTGTTATGAGAAAACTATAAGAAGATCATGACCGGTTTCTATTCTCCGGGCTTCGCCCTTCGGGTTAACATAAGGAATCACTGCTTTTTGTACTAGGTTTGGATCAAGATGGATTATTTAAGTCCCAAAGAATATTTTGCATATTTGAAAGGTTTTTCTTATGAGCAATTAACTAGTTTGTCTAAAGGAAAATTGCGTTGGTGGGCTTCTGAAGAAGGCCTTGAATATGATGAAATCAAGCATTGGCAGGTTATTTTGTGGTTGGTGAATGAAGAATACATTCACTACAATCGAAGAAGGTTTGGATCAACAAAACAGGAGTACATTGATGATATAAAGAATAGAATCTTTGTATTGGTGAACAGATTTAATTTGTAGTTTTAATAAAAACTTTTATTCAGTAGAGACTCTTTTTCCAAAGAACTCTGTGTATACAGTGGCTTCTACTTTTAGAACGCCAGAGACGTCTTCGTTTGGGGCAACGGCGGCTCCATTAAGAGTGAATAAGCCAAATTGAAGGAAAGGGCTTCTTTTTGGGACAGCTTCAGTTACTGGAGAATCTCCCCAGTAAGGAGTGCCTAATTTCATCTCTCCGATATAGTCACGATCATTTTTAACCACATTATCAGGTCCTTGAACTTTGTTCACAGAATAATATGATTTGAGTACGGTGGGTTTACCACCATTTTGAGTTTGAGTACAAACACGATAGCGAGCCCATCTTTGTTCGGGGAGAACAGAAATGTTCGGAGTTACAAAGTCCGGGTTCGGAGTTTCAGCATAGCCTTCATCCAGATTTGATTGAGCATTGGTATAGAGGACGACAGGAGTACCAGTTTGTTGCCAATATGTAAGCTTGAGTTTGATTCCCCTAATACGGTAATTAAGGTAAAGAGCAGAAAGAGTTGATAAGTTGGGAGTATTTCCAAAAACGGAATTGATGGTTGTAAGACCGGGGCCAAGTGGTCCATCAATGGCACCAGTGTTCATGCGTAAGTTCTGAGAATTGAAAGACTCAGTTTCTTCAATTCCAAAATTGATACCATTGACATAACGTAGCTTGCAGTAAGCGCGGTCACCGCCAATATTTCTGGCGGGCCATTTGACTTTTTTGATACGTTGCATAGTGCGTTTTTTATTGTACTTCTTGGATTTGTAGTATTTCTTCTTCCTCATTGAGTATGATCTCTTGCCCTTTCGGCTTTTGTATTTGGGGCGCCAGCGCGCCATTTAGTTCGTGGTATGCGAAGTCAGCGTAAGAGGTGTAATGACGGAATTTGCCTTTTTCGTAGAAAAAGTAGACTTCAGTGATTCTGCGAAAAATAGCGGAACGGTCTTTACCGGTTACTTCTTCTGTCCACCATTCATCCGGCGTGAAATTGGACGTGATGAAGAATTCGTTGGCTGCCAACTCACATGAAGAGCATTTAACGTTAACTCGAATGGGGAATTTGTCGACTGTTCTCTTAAAGTCTCCATAAGATAGGTCGCTGCCTCGAAAATCGTCGAAGAGGACTCTTCGCTGTCCGATATATCCATCCCAGAATCCTCTGAGGCTGTATCGGAAAGGTTCCATTGGCTGTTCTGGCGCTGAAGCGAGGTAGGAAGCGAGAGTGGATTTACCGGTTCCGGCTTGACCATAGAAGAGCTTGCA